ATATGCTTAAGTCAAAAAAGACCCGTCCCAAAGAGGGACCAATTTCTGGTGGTGAGCCACCAACTTTCAGTATTTCTGAAGACCATGGCAAATTTGCCATAGTTGCCATCTGCACTAAGCTTATGGTTCTCGAATATTTTTCGAGTCGCGAGTATAAGTTACTCGAGAGGCATGTTCCTCTCCATCAAAGGGAAATCCTTGATGTGCTTAATGCACGAGATCGCAAGATCTTGCATTCGACTCTTCTGGAGTCCAATGCACGCCTAAATCGGCTGGCCAGACCGGCCACAGAGGCGGAAGCCTACTACGATCGTATTTATGACCGTGCATTGTATGGATGGCGTGCCATCGCAATGACTGTACTTAACTGTACACTCCTCAAAGAGGAGATTGTCTGGTTTGACGAAGACCTTGTGTCTTCTGTCATCTCATTCAAGAAGTGGTATTTCCACTCGTGCTTTTCGCACCATATCATTGATACTGATGGCCGTGTTGTATGGCCAGGTGTTGACAACACCATTACGTTACTTAAACGTTTAAGTGCATGGATCACTTATTACGGTGCTTTCTCTACGGAAACACATCGTCCTCGCGACATTGACGCGATGCCTGGCTCATCACCAGGTCGTCAGACTCTGACTTGGTTTGGCGGTGGCTTGTCATCGCTAAGGGAGCCTTGGTTGCTCCCCCCGACCAAAGTTAACGTACATACGTTATCCACTATGAGTGGCTTCTCTCGGGCTCTGCCGTGCGCATCCTCGGAAATGGCACAGGCCGCTGGGAAGGAGACCTTTTCGGTCTTGACTACAAGTCATACGACGGATCCGTCGTGGGTAAGTTTGTTTTCTACCGCCGCATATCGCGTCGGGAAACAAATGAAGCATAAGCTACCCACAGTGACTCACTGTAGCATTAACAGCTCTGCCTGTTATGAGGCAACCCAAGAACAGGGTGGTACGGCTTCCGTAGTCGTCACAGGGGTTAATAAACTCCTTTCCAGGCGCATTGATCTGGATCTCATCGAATTAGATGAACTGCCAGAGGCACTTTATGACCCTTTTGGTCGAGCAGCCGTAGCCGAGCTTGCTTGCGACCTGGTCAGGCTTCGAAAGGAAGCCATCCTATCCGGTAAAACGGTTAGGGTTATGGATATGCCCATTCCCGCATTTGGCGGGATCTCTAGGCCAATGCCATTTGGCTTTGTTGCGTATCGCAAGGGTCAGAGGGCCGATGAAGGCCGTACACGATTTTCGTGGAACTTGGGTCATTCCCAATACGGTAGTTACCGTGTAAACCTCGATTATGAGGACACATACGGCAGTCAAGATGCCGTGAGTTACAATGAAACTCTTGGATCCTCCGTGGCCGTTTGGGCCTTTTCGGAAGCACTCCAATATGGTCATTTTGTGGACCATAAACGCAATCGCGTTGAACCAGTTATTCCTGGACTCGCGTTGTTTCGCGAAAAGGGCGTTAAGCTCTTTGTTCAGGACAAACCTGTCCCGGCCAAGTTTATGGTTTTGGAGGAACCAGGGTGGAAATCCCGGGCCCTAACCAAGAACAAAGCCTTTGTAGTAATACTACAAGCCTTATTGAGGCATGCACTGGCGGAT